AGTCTTGATTACAAACTCAGCTCGTGGGTTTGCGATCTCACCCTCGCTACGCTTTTTGGGCAAATCAAAGACAGATTCTGGGCTGATTGCTTTGGGGCTGCGAATGCTGATTGCACGCAGCTCATCCAGCGCTGCTTTGCTGCCTGACTTGAAAAACTCAGACTGCAGCACTGCCACGCGCTGGGTGTCGGTGGTCAGCAAGTCTTTGTCGTTTTGGTCTTTGGTTGTCTGACGTTCAATCTGCACGGTGCGAAGGTTGCTGCGAACCTTGGCCTTTTCGTCAAATGTCATCTTGCTCCAGACAGCCGTCATCTTTCCTGCGTTTCCCTTGTCCAAGTTGGAAATGGCGCTCATGGCATCTGGTGCAAACGCAGTATCTGCAACATGCTCAGACACAGCATTGATCTTGGCAGCAGAGAATTTCTTTTCAAAATCGTCGCTGTACTGTTTTTGCAAAGCCGCATCGCCAAGCAGTAAAGCCTCGTTCTTGACGTTATCGCGCATGACGTTGGCCAGATCGTCCACTGGCCGCATCTGGCCTTCAGCGTCCATCCAGCCACCTTGCTTGACGGTTTCTTCCATCAACCTTGTGATGTTGTTGTACGTCACATCGAACTTGATCTTGCGCTGCTCCTTGGCGCGCTTTTGCTCTGCATCAAACGCAGACTTCAGCACGGTGCTGCCATAGGTGGCCATGCTGGCGCGAAACTTCAGCGCCGCATCGGCATCCACAGGGGCCAACGATTTGGCCAAGCCATCGGTCATGGACCTGATTTTTGTGGCCACATCTTGCGATGTCACCTTGCCGGTTTCAACTTGGGTAAGCAGCTTGGTCAGCTCGGTGCGACCCTCTGCCTCAAAGTGAGATGCGACCTCAAGGCTGCGAGCCTTGCGCAAGGCGATGTCAAAAATGTTTTGGCTGCCAGCAGACCCAACCCAGCTCATGTCGCCATTCTTGGCCAACTCCAGCTGTTCAGCTGTTGGTGGATTTTCGGCAGCAAATTGAACGCCAGCCTTTTCCTGCATTTTGCCTGCTTCGCTAAAAGCGCTTTGGCTCATGCGATCAAGCAGCTGCGACAGCGTGCTGGCCTGCTGGGCTTGCACCTGAGTGCCAACCATGTTGATCTGCGGAACATTGACTGGCTGCAGCTGCGCACCTGGCACGCCTGCCAACTGCACCCGGCCTGAATCGATTTGCGGAAGTGTTGCCATGCTCTTGCCTTATTTGTATGTTTTGCTGAACTTCACAATGCTTTCCGTCAAGGAAGCACCTGCCAACAAACCACCAGTTGCGCGAGATGCCGATGCAGCCGCTTGATACTGGCCAGCTTGCAGTTTCGCCCCGGCCCGTGTGATCTGGGCTTGGATTTCAGCATTGTCCAGCATAGAGGTCGCATCTTCAAATCCAAGCACCCTGGCCATCAAAGCGTTGTAATCAGTCAAGCCCACATCACGAAACGTGGCGCGAGCGTTGGCGTCCTGTACAAACGCAGCGGAGCCTTCGTTAAACGCAACACCGTTGGCCGCAGCACGCGCACGCGCCGTGGCGTTCACTTTTTCCAAGTTGCGAATCAGGGCATTGCCAGCCATTTTGTAATTCAGGCTTTCATTCTCTGCGCGCTTAAGAATGCGACCGGCTTGAATTGCTGCATAGCGCTCTTCTTGGTCTGCCCTTACATTGGCAATGGCCAACGTGTTGATGGCGTTGACCATGTAGCCAGTTTGCTGGTTGATGGCCGCCGCCTCTTGCGCCATGCCCGTGCCAATTCCGGTAAGCAGCCCGGAAGCAGCATACAAGTTTGCACTCTGTTGTTCTGTCAATGCCATCATGTACCTCCAGACACAGCGACCTTGTACTCAAGGCCCAACAGCGTCATTTTAAGTGGCAGGTTTTGGCTGATTTCAATCGCCTGCTCCCGGCTGTAACCCAGCACACCATTGACGCGCTTGATGCCTGTGAACTCAGGAACCGGCTCATCCAAAAGAGGATTGTCAAAACTGCGGAACGGAACCGGGTTGTTGTTGATTTGCATGTGTTGTGTGTCGTCAACAATTGCGTTGATCTCAACAATGCGCTTCTTGAATGCTATGCGTGTGCCAGTCTGCAGTTTGACTTCAACGGGCATGGTCTTGACATACACAGAGATGGGCAGGCCAACCTCATAGCTGGTCACGCTTTCCCGGTCAAACGTCACAGCACCGCCAGCACTGACTGTCTCATTGGACTGCGGCACGCCGTCTGTGATGACATTCAGGCTTTTGCCAATGTGCGGGAGGCCAGAGCCAACACCACCAGCAGAGCCACCAATAAACGCACAATCTGTGAATAAATCATCGTCAAACAGTTCAATAAAATACCTGTTCACACCATTGAATGTGCGTTTTGTCGCCGCATAAATGTCGGTCACATCTACGTTGACATCCAAGAACAAACCGTCTGTGGTGTACTCTGATGGCGCTGTGATCTGCTGGGAACGCAGCACAGAGAACACCGCCATGGTGCCGTCTTGCTCGTTGACTGACAGCAGCAAGTCACCCTCGTCTGTGCTGGTCGCACGGCGCAATGCCAAGCGGTAAGGGGTTTTGAGCAGATGGCCAGCCAGCAGCGAGATTCGCTGGGTCACATAGGTCGCTTGCGTGTCACTGTAAAGAAACTCATTGAGCGCTTTGCCTTGCCGCTGCACATAGACCGTGCCAGTCTCAATGGTTTGCACCCTGGTGCCGATCTTTGTGCCATTGCGGCTGACTGCTTTGAATGCAATTGTGCTTGGCGTGATCGGTTCGGTGCCAGCCTGCGGAACGTAAAACTCCGCGCCTGTGGTAAACACCTGCAAGTCGCGGCCAGAGATCATGTCCACGATCACGTTGAGCTGATTGGTTTCCAGCGTGGCTTCAAGGGCATCGTCGTCCAGAGACTCTGTTGGCTGGAAGTCAAAGAACAAACCAATGCGGCTGGCCCAGATTGTGGCTGGGCGAGATTTGCTGCCACCAAAATACAGACGGCCTTCGTGGAAAGTCACGCTGCGCGGCCAGCCCCTGGCGCTGCTCCAGACATTCTCATAAAAGCATTCGACGTTCCAGTTTCCAACAGTTCTTGCAGATGTATCAAAAAACGGATATTCAGTGATTGCTCTGACTTGCGTGTCGCTGACAAACTCAATGATGCGAGCGCGTCCCTGCGGACTTGCATTGACATATTGATTGACTGATTCGTTGGAGAACGGAACAATTTTGTAAGAGTCTCCAGAAAGTGGAGCAACATCCCACGCTGGAAATGTGGTGGCCACTTTTGTTGTGCCGTTGTATGCTGTAATTTTTCGGGCTTTTCCAGCTTGCGTGCCAGTTGTCATCGCAACACACAGCCCAACAAAAATGTTGTCTGTGCCACTGGATGAGGCTTTTAACGTGGTAGATGTTGTCGTTGCGCCTTGCAAGTTTCCAGTGTCGCTGGTGTAAGCAGAAACAGTCAGCGTGATGTTTCCCGAAATGGAGCTTGGCGTCAAAGTCGCTTGAGGATCAAACACGCGCAAATCAAAAGCATGCTTGGGAATGCTTTCAAACGTGATGGCTGTTGCGGTCCATGCCGTGTCGCTGGTTCGTGTGATGCGCACAGGCTGCAGATCTGGATGCACCACGATCAATGTGTCAGCTGACTGCGTCCAGCACATGTCGTCCAGCATGGAGCTGGTGATTGACGACACAGCCAAGTAACTCAGTCCGCCGCCGTTGATGTTGGTTTGCACAACCCCGTTTTTGACAATGTACATGCGCTGATGTGTGAAGCACAGCATGTAGGAGTCATCAACAGAAAACTCAAACGGAACATAGCGCACGCCATTGCCTGCAGATTCGGTGCCGGTATTTGGCAGTTCAAAAATGTGCTTGGTCCCCGGCCTGCGGCGCAGACCACCTTGCGGCTGGATAACCACGTTTGTGGCCTTGGCCAGCGCATTGTTGTACTGCTGCAGATCAACCCGCGCACGCAGCAACGGGTCAAGCTCACCAGTGGTGAAGTTGCTTTGGATGTCAACAAAACGTGGCATCTCAGTTCCTTACAGCGATCAGCGTGTAGTCTTCAATGACGCGAGTCGGTTGGCCTTGGCCGTCGATGTTCATGGCTGTGCGCATGTAGCCACCACGGCCATTTTCACCCGGACCACCAACAGCAATCCCTTGCCAGTATTGCGCACGATCTGATTGCTCTGTAACTGGCAGGGCCAAATGCCAGGCCATCATGTACTTGAGCAGCTGCACAAAATACTTTGGCATTGCATACTCTGGCGTCTGGTATTGGTAGTCAATGAAAACAGCTGTCAGGTTTGTCAGCAGCTTGTCGCCTTGAATCTCCCAATCCTTTTGGACTGGCGAGCCTGGCTGTGCGCTGTTGTACACAGCGCGAGGACTTGCCAGGCGATCACCTGGCAGCAAGTATTCGTATTTCCACACGCTTGTTGGCGTGGTCACTAACTGAGCAAGCTGGATTTTTTTGAGCGTAAAGCTCCAAGGGTATGTTGTCAGCGTTGAGTCACGCAGATCTGGGTACAGACGGTCGCACACGCTGGACTCGTCAGTGCCATCATTAAATGATGTGATGGCTTTTGCGCCAAGCATCAACAGTGAGTCAGAGCAAATTGTGATCGCGGTATCGCCTGCAGCCATGTGAACCTCTCAATGTGAGAAAGGCCAGCCTCCGAGAATCCCCAGAAGCTGGCCCATTCCGTAAAACTCTGATTAATCAGAGTCAGTTGCGGTGACGGTCAGGCCATCAACAACGTCCACCACGGTGCCAGTGTTGGAGTTCACCCACACGATGCTCATCGCGGGAGTGCCACCAGTGCTGGTGTAGCAGAAAATGATGTCACCAACACGCAGCAAAGAGGCAATCGTATTGAAATACCCAGCTGTGTTGACATCGGCAATTGCATCGGTTGTCGAGTAAGTGTGGACCGAAGGGGCCGCACCAGACTTGGACGCGCCGTGGGTGTTAAACCCATCGTTTGAGTAAGCCATTTTCTGACCCTCCTATTAAGCAGCCGCAGCGGTGTCGCGTGCAGTGATTTTGACGATACCCTCGGCATCAATCGCCACACAGCCAGCGGAGAACAGGGCGTTAACAAGCCAGCTGGTCTTCTCAGGAATGTAGTTGATCTCAGTCTTCGGGGCGATGCCTTCGGCGTAACCGATGGCGTCCTTGTGGAAGGCGTACAAAGTGCGGTCGCTAGAACCGTCGATGGGCAAGCCACCTTCGGAACGGTCGCCCAGAACGTGGAACGTGAAGCCCATGAACTGGTTGATTTCGCCTTGCACCAAAGCCTTGACGCTGTTGAAGTCCGAGCTGGTCACCGAAGTCTGCTCCAACATCGAAGCCAAAGAGTTGGCATGGATGATGATGTTGCGGCCATCGGAAGGCACGTTCTTCTGGTTGAGGATCTTTGCAGCCTCGCGCAGCTTGGAGATGTTCATGTTGGTGTTTGCACCACCAATTGAGTTCGCCACAGTGCCAGTGCCAGAAGCAGCATTCAGTGCGTCCAAGATCAGCTGATCTTGACGACGACCAATTGCGGCACCAACGACTTGCACCAATTCGCTGCGCTCATCAAAGTTGACTTTTTGCTGGCTGAAGATGTCGCTGTATTCAGCGGCGTTCCAGTCAGACAATGTGCAAGTCACGTTGCTGAAGCCCACGTTCATGGGAGTCACATCGGCTTGGGTGACGCGAGGCATTGCTACACCACGGCCCACTTTGGGGAATTTTACGGAAGAGCCTTCCACACCTCGACGCTGACGAACAGCACCCACCAGCATTGCTTTGCCCTGGTAAGCCTGTTTGACCTCTGCGTCGAAGAGCGTGACAAAGGCGTTTGAAAGAGAAACGCTCATTTGATTACCTCATTCGGTTGATTGATCAGGGTTTATCGCCTCGGTGAGCCAGTTGCCTGGGCCTTCGCTTGCTGCTTACGGCAGCCAATCGTCAGCATCATCACTGCGGTCGGGGCCGGTTACCCGGTTGTCCTTGGTGAATATTGTAGGCCAGTTTGTACAAAATGCAAACGGGGTACTTGACAAACAAAAAAAAGCCCGGCACGGGGCCGGGCGAGGTGGCAACTGCATTGCTGCAGAACCTTGGAGAATCAGCCAGCAAACTGCTGGAACATGCGTTCGACCTTCTGGCGATAGGCTGCATCGGTCTTGTATTTGGGATCGCCCACCATTTGGTACAGCTCTTCCTTGCTTGGCGCACCCTCAACAGGCGAGGACTGCAGGGGGATGCGGCCCTCATAGGCTTCGCGGATCTTCATCAAAGCGCGCATGCCGTTGGCTGTGCCGCCCATGACCTTGAACTCTTCAAAGTCATCAGAACCCCAAATGCCTTTTTGGACCATGCCACGCGCCCAGCTGACCATCCCGTCAACCACAGCGTTGGCATTTGGTCCAAGTGACTTCAGCTCTGCTTGTGTGTCAATTGCAGGCTCTTGATTGGCTGATGCCATCTCATTGACCTGTGTGGCCAGCTCGTCAAATGCGGCTTGTGAGATGCCCCACTTTTGCGCCCACCCGACATAG